TTATTATAATACAGCAGTGGGTTACCTAACCTTATCATGTAATACTACTGGAGATGGTAATTCATCATTGGGTAGACAAGCTTTAGCAGCTAACACAACAGGTAGTCAAAACACAGCAGTTGGTTATTTAGCTTTAAACTGTAACACAACAGGTGTTGAAAATATAGCTATTGGAAAAAGTGCTTTAGCCTGTAACACAACAACTGGTGGTAATGTAGCAATAGGTTATAATTCTCAGTATTTAGCCGTAGGAGGTTTAACTAATGTTTCTATTGGTCCTTCTAGTTTTACAGCAGCTTTAACAGGTGCTGATAATACTGGAGTAGGTCCTGCTGTTGGTATCAGTCTAACAAGTGGTAGTAATAATCTTTTATTAGGTCATGACGCTGGTCGTACTGGTTCTCCTGGAGGTGCAATATCTACTGCCTCTAATAGAATTGTTTTAGGAGATGAAAATATTAGCAACGCTCACATTCAAGTAGATTGGACAGTAGCTTCTGACCAAAGAGATAAAACAGATTTTAATAATTTAAATTTAGGTTTAGATTTTGTAAATAAATTAAATCCTGTAACTTACAAATGGGATAAACGTTCTAAATATGATAAAGATTTAAGTGTAACTCCCAATGGAGAACACAAAGAAAATTGGTTAGATTTAGGATTTAAAGCACAAGAAGTTGAAGCATTAGAAATAGAAGCTGGATATAATAAAGATAATAAAACTAATTTAACTGTAGATATTTCAGACGATGGGAAACAATATGGTATTCAATATGCTAAATTTGTTCCAGTATTAGTCAATGCAATCAAAGAGTTGACAAAAAGAATAAAAGATTTAGAAGATAAGTAATAACAAACGAAAGAGGATAAAATGTTAAATACGTATGTCGTAGAAGGCGGAGTTGGTAAGTGTGCTACATTTAGTGCATTAATTCCTAAGTTAAAAGAAAAATCAGAAATACAAATATACACACCTTACATTGGTTGCTTTGCAAGTAACCCAGATGTTAAATTAGTTTTAGAGCAAACTCTACATTTAACAGATCCAAGAATCATGGCATCGAACAATATCTTTTACTGTGAGCCTTACAAATCTAATTTTCAATTTGGCAAACAACATATCATTGAAAGCTACTGTGAACATCATGGTGTTGAGTATGATAAATCTATGGTCCCTAAATTATATACGACACATCATAAAGATAGTGTCAAAGAATGGTTAACCAAGAATGAGATTGGTAAATACATAATGATTCAATTCTCTGGTGGTCAACCTCAAGCTGGTTTTAATGCTAATAATCAATACACAAATATTAATCCAAATAGAAACTATCAACCTTTCTTAGCACAACAAGTAGTTAATATGTTGAGAGAGGAATATAAAGATACTACTATTATTAACTGTGTTTTACCTAATGAGCCACATTATAATGATACTATTAGATGCGATTTACATTGGACACAATTACATGAAATGTTAAAAGATGCGGAAGGGTTTGTGGCTATCGATAGTTGCCTACAACATTTTTCACCATCAGCAAATAAACAAGGTGTAGTTGTTTGGGGTTCAACAAGATGGACACAATTTGGCTATTCACACAATAAAAACCTACAGTTTCATATGGGAAATGACTGGGATGAGGCTAAATATAATGATAGCGATCCTAGAAATAACATGGTAGAACCGAAAATAATTCTTGATGAATTTAAAAAACTTGATACAACTAAACCCGTTGCATGCGCAACAAAATAAGGAGAAAATATTATGAGTGAAGACGTAAAAACTGCAGAAGATATAGCACAAGATTACACAGCTATGGGACACAGTGTTGAATTAATCAATGGTATCATTGATGGATCTAAAATGGTTGACGATGAAGCGGAAGATAAACAATCAGCTGTTGACAGAAATGTTGAGCACCTAGAGCTTATGGTTGCTAAAGATTTTTGGACTGATGAAGACATGACTGATGTTGAATCTGCTATTACTGCCGGCAACAATTACACAGCATAGTATTAATTTCCTGTAGATAAGATATGTTGATATAACTAGGAATCTAGTATATTTTAAACTAAGGATTAATGTATGCTACAAAAACTAGGGTTTGCACCAGGATTTAATAAACAAGTCACAGAGACCGGGGCCGAGGGTCAATGGTTTGATGGTGATAATGTACGTTTTAGATATGGTAGTCCAGAAAAAATTGGTGGTTGGGAACAACTTGGCGGCGATAAACTAACCGGTGCCGGAAGAGCTATCCACAATTGGAACAATAACATTAACGAAAAATATTCCGCAATAGGTACTAATAGAATTCTTTATGTTTACTCTGAAGGAGCTTTCTATGACATACACCCAATAAGAGTTACCATTACCGGAGCCGATTTTACAAGTACTTCAGGATCTGCCACAGTTACAGTAACAGCTTCTTCTGCCGTCCATGGTCTAGAAGAAAATGACATAGTATTATTTGATGCTGTCTCAGGACTATCGGGATCTACTTTTACCGATGCTACATTTGAAGATCAAAAATTTATGGTGACTTCCGTGGTATCAAGTAATTCTTTTACTATTACTATGGCAACTACTGAAGCAGGTACAGCTTTAACTAATGCAGGTTCTGCCTCAATACTATGTTATTATTCAGTTGGACCGTCAATACAGCAAAGTGGTTTTGGCTGGGGTACAGGTTTATATGGTGGTATAGTTACTGGTGTTGCAACAACAACTCTTGCAACTGCTTTAACAAATACAATAGGAACTACAGTTGTCCTAACAAGTTCTGCCGCGTTTCCGGCAACAGGGACAATACAGATAGGAACGGAATTTATTACCTACACAGCAAATGATACGGGAACAGGGACTTTAACTGGTGGAGCAAGAGGTGCTAATGGTAGTACAGCTGCAACACATAGTGCTGGTGCAGCAATAACCAATGTTTCAAATTATAATGGATGGGGTCAAGCCTCATCTTCTAATCAATACACACTTAATCCTGGTTTATGGGTCTTAGATAATTATGGTACAAAATTAATTGCTCTTATTTATAATGGTGAATGTTTTGAATGGGATGCTGCTCCAAATAATGCAGTTAGTACTAGAGCAACAATTATATCTGGTGCCCCAACAGCCTCCCGTCATGTATTGGTATCAACACCAGACAGGCACTTAGTTTTTTTTGGAACGGAAACTGTCATAGGAGATAAAAGTACTCAAGACGATATGTTTATCAGATTTTCTTCACAAGAAGATATTAATACATATACTATTAGGGCTGAGAATACTGCGGGATCTCAAAGACTTGCCGCAGGATCTAAAATTATGTCTGCTATTAAAGGTAGGGATGCAATTTATGTATGGACTGACACTGCATTATTCTTAATGCAATTTGTTGGACAACCTTTTACTTTTTCATTTCAACAAGCAGGGACTAACTGTGGTTTGATTGGAAAGAATGCAGCTGTAGAAGTAGATGGTTCTGCTTACTGGATGTCTGAGAATGGGTTTTTCAACTATGATGGTCAACTAAGATCAATGCCTTGTCTAGTAGAAGATTTTGTTTATTCGGTAGATCCTGGACTTGGTATTAATACTGTACCAAAAGATCTATTTAATGCAGGTGTCAATAACCTATTTGGAGAAATAAATTGGTTCTATTGTAGCGCAAGTTCAGCTGTTGTAGATAGGGTTGTTACTTATAACTATTTAGATTCAACATCTCAAAGACCTATTTGGACTGTGGGTAGCCTTGATAGAACTGCTTGGCAAGATTCAGCAGTATATGACAAACCTCATGCTACCTATTATGACGCTACTGATAACGCTTCTTACGATGTTACTGGTAATACGGATGGAAGTACGATATATTATGAACAAGAAACAGGGACTGATCAAGTCAATGCTGGTGGTGTTATTACTGCTATACAAGCTAATATACTATCGGGTGATTTTGATATCACTCAAAAAAGAAGCAATTCGGGTCAAGCAGTAGGGACACCGGATACTAGGGGAGATGGTGAATATATTATGAGAATTACAAGATTTATACCAGATTTTATTGAACAGAGTGGCACTACAAAAGTAAGTTTTACAACTAGAAACTATCCTAACAGCACACCAGTCACTACAAATTTTGATACTACTTCAGCAACAACTTTTAAAAGTACTAGAATAAGAGCTAGATCAATTGCATTAAAAGTTTCTAATACCGGTACAGATGAGAAATGGAAACTAGGTACATTTAGATTAGACATAGCTCCAGGAGGAATGAGATAATGGTAGCGTTTTATAATGCAGCAGACCAAGAACTTTATAAAAAATATAAATTTCTTCCGCAAGAACAATACAGACTAGGTCTTAACTTACCAACAGATCCGGTTACAGATCCTGTAGCTAATCAAGGTATTGTAAATACAAATGCTTTTGTAAACTCTGGTGGTGGGGATGGTTTTAGTGTTTATAACCCTGACCCTAATTCTATAGTAAATAAAGAATACGACCCTTATCCATATAGAAATGCTGCAGAAAATTCTTTTCTCCCCGGTGGGTCTAATTCTACGGATCCAAAGTATCTTAATCAATCCTATGACCCTTCTGGAAAAATAGCTAACGCACAAACTATGTATAACAAAGCTTCAGCTGATTTAAAAGATCCTTTTAATCGGTTAGCGCAGACAGAAACTTTTACAGGGATGAGACCATCTAAACAAGTAATGGATTATTACAATGAGCAGATAATGGACAACAGACAAAACTACGGGGCACAGGGACAATACGAAACTGTAGACAGCCCACTTGCTTACAGTGGACAAACAGAACTAGAGAAAATGAAGGAAAGTTACCCAGGATATTTTGAAAAAGAAGATGAAGAGTTGACAGGAATTAAAGGTTTGATTTCAAGAGGTATAAATTTAATACCGGGAGTAGGAGGACTTAAAATAGCAGGACAAGCTTTAGGTGGTTTTATGCCTACCAATAGAAGATCTATAATGGAAAATGAATTAGCAGGTCAAGGTATAAGGGTTAATGACATTGGACAAATTGTAGGTGACCGAGATACACTGGAAGGTGTACTAGCTGGAAAAAATGCTTCGCAAGTAACTGGTAAAACTTTTGATAAACAAATAGCAACACTTGAAAAAACTCTAGGTGGAAAATATGGTCTTACGGCTAAAGACATAGCTGATATTAAATCTGGTAAAAAAAGTGCAACAGATTTTAATCTTACTACTGATTTAATAGGTAGACTAAGAAATAATATAATTGGTAAGGGACAATTTCTTGATATACTTAAAAAGACAGATACAGTTTTTGGTGATAAAAAAAATAAAGACGAAGACGAAACAACTATTACAAACCCAAATATTACATCAGATATAGTGGATGAAGTTGCTATTACTGGTGGGAATAATAATGAAGGTAGTGGCGGGACCCCGCCTGGTTTTGGTACTACTCCTGAAGGAAATTATACAAATCAATTTGACGGAGGGGATCCAGGTCAGGGTCAGGGTAATAATGAAGGTAATCAAAATGATAATTCACCAGGGTCACAAGGACCCGGTGGTTCAGATGAAATGGGTTCTTTTGCCAGAGGCGGTAGAGCCGGATACTTTTTTGGTGGTAGAGTAGGATACGCAGAAGGTGGACCTATTTACTCAAGACTAGGTACTTTAAGTTCTGGTGTACAATCTGCTGAACAACAATTACAAGGTATTAATGCTTCACTACAAAAAGCTGAATCTGATTTAGGTTCAGACTCTCCTGGTGGTGGGTCAAGTCTAGCAGGCGGTCCAAGTTTCACTTCTAATTTTGAAGACGCTAATAACCAGGGTCCCGGTAGCAATCTTCTTTTTGGTGGTAGCAGTGATGGTACTATTAACAATACGGCAGTGCCTAAAATTGATGGGATGTATAAAGATTCTGACGGACCTTTGGGTTCACTTTATGGTGGTGGAAGTGGCGGTACTATTAAAAATACTATGGCACCTCGAGAACCAGGTCAACCTGAAGCAGGTCCCGTAAGTTCAATTGGAGGTAATTCAAGCCCACCAAGTACAGGTGGTCAAGATCCTGCAAGACAAGCTTACGATAAACTTCAAGCAGACGTTAAAGAACAAAGAAAACTAAGTCCATACACTAGAAATGTTTTGTATGGTGAGAACATGACATTTGAAAATTTTAAAACTAGTTATGATGCAGGTACAGACCCTCAACAACCAACATATTCCGGACCAGAATTACAGGGTCAATTACAATCTTCTACGTTAGGCGTAGGTTTAGGAGGATTACTTGGTAACAATTCTGGTAGAATAATGGACACTAGAGATAGAAGTATAGTAGGAAATAATAATGCAGGTCCTGTACAATTAGGTCAAGGACTAGGAAGTATTTTATAATGGCAAAAATTATTCAATCATTAACTAGAGCATCTAGAGACTATGAACAAAGAAACATACAATCACTAGTCAGGGATCTGGACTCAGTGATCACGAAATTAAACACTTCTTTTCAAGAAGAAGTAAAACAAGAGATAGAAGCTAAGAGTTTCTTTTTAGAATAATGGCAGTAGTAAACCAATATAAATTTAAAGGTATAGATAACGATACAACGGGTAATGCTTTAGTTCCATTAGGAGCAGGTAATCCTCTGGTCAATGAGACTATAATTATTAAGTCATTACTTGTTACATCTGCATCTACACCAACGGTGACTGTAACTAATAACAGTATTAC